TCCCACGACCCTGAACTGGCTGCTCGCGATGGACACGTGGTACTGGGCCACCCTCGATGCGTGGATCCACGTCATCCGCGACGACAAAAACCAGCCGTTCATGCGCGTGGCCGGCGCGGATCAAATGGAGCTGCAGATCCGGTCCATGGGGAACCCGGTCTGCATGATGCCCGGCGCAAACGGCATCTGGGCCACCTAGTAACGACTCTCGCTCAACGACAACAGCCAGCCGTCAAGCGCGGCTGAGAAACGAGAAAGACAATGCCCGATTACATCGACTCCAGGCCGCAAGGCACGGTCCGGCGCGACGACGCGCCGGGTACCACGTCCGACGGCAGTCTCGCGTACTTCCGCGCGAGCCGGCACGGCGAACAGGTCGTGCAGCCGCTCGGCCGCTCGTCGTACCCACTGTGCGACGAGGGCTCGTACTTCGTCGCGACCAACCCCACGCCCGGCACCGCGATCGCCGGGATCGCGGCGGCGGACGGCTACGAGGACGACGAAGCGCTGCTCTACCTCGAAAACACGCACGCATCCAAGCACGTCTACCTCGACTACCTGTTGCTCACGTGCAAGGTGGCGGGCACGAGCGGCACCGACTTCGCCTACGCGATCGACGTCGCCACCGAGGCCACGTACGCCTCGGGCGCCACGGCGATCACGCCCGTCGACACCAACCGCGAGACCAACAACACCGCGCCGGTCACGATGTACTTCGGCGCGGTCGTCACCACGACCGGGACGACCGAGAAGATCGTCTCGCACGGGCTTCTGCGGACGGTGATCAAGGTCATCGGGGATCAGTATCTGTTCTCCTTCGGCAAGGGCGTCGCTTCGCCGATGAACGCGACCATCATGGAGGGCACGGACCAGGCGAGCATCACTCGCAACTGCCCACCGATCGTCGTGCCGCCCGGGCACGCGCTGTGCTTCCGCGAGTTCGCGGCGTCGCAGGACGGGGCGGCGCAGTACCAGTTCGAGCTCGGCTTCTGGGCTCGGTAGCATCGTTTCACGATCCCAGCGGCGGACTTGGTGTCGCCGCTGGGATCTTCTCGTGAGGAGACATCCATGCTCGACCTATTCCCCCACCGCAGCACGCTGCCCGAGGTGCACACCCACGAGGTGTTGCTGCTCGGGACCGGAGCGAACGCGCCGACGGTCAGCCTCGGCCGCGGTATCGCGGTCACCCGCAACTCCGAAGGCAACTACCGGATCACGTTCGACGACCCGCCCGGAAACTTCGTCGGAGTGCAGTACGGACTGCAGGCCGAGACGCCCGCCGACCTCAAGGGTCACACGGTCGTCGCCGACACGTTCACCGCTCCGACGGCGACCGCGGACGGCTACATCGACGTGGTGCTGTACGACGACGCGGACTCGGCCGACGATCTGGAAGACACCGAGTACATCTCGCTGGCGCTGAAATTCAAGCGCACGGACATCACGTAGTGGCCGACGAGCTGAGCATCTCGCTGTCCTTCGAGTTGTCGAAGGGCAGCACGGAGATCGCGGAACGCATCCGCGATCTCCTGATCGACGTCGCCGGAACGCACGTCACCCATCTGCGCCAGGAGATTGGTACGAGCGAGGAGGCGATCGTGCTCGGCGACGCCGGTGTCGGCGGCTGGTTCTTGGCGATCAATCGGGATGACACCAACTTCATTGAGATCCGGTCGGGCACAGGCGCGACCGATCTCGTGCAGGTGCTAGCGGAGGAGTTCTGTTTGTTTCGGATCAGCCCGGACGCGACGGCCCCGTATGCGATCGCCGACACGGCCGCCTGCGAGCTGGAGTACTGGCTGATCGAGCTTTAGCCCATGCCCCGTCTCGTGAAAATGAGCGATCTGGTTACGCGCTGCCAGCAGCGCGCCGACATGGAAAACCAAACGTTCGTCAACGACACGTCGGGCTCGAGCGAGTGGCTCCACTACATCCACACGGTCTACGCCGAGCTGCACGGCGAGATTTCCAAGACCGGGATGCGTCACTTCGAGACGTCCCAGCAATTCACGACCGACGGCGGCGCGGTCTACGCGCTACCAGGCGACCACCTGTCCACAGTGGGTGTGGACAGGATCGAAAGCGACGGCAGCCGCCACGAGCTCTACGAGTTGATGGCGCAGGAGCGCAATCGCTACACGGGCAGCACGAGTAATCCGTACGCCTTCGCGTGGTCGGTGGTTGGCAGCGGTCAAAAGCCGCTCACGCTCTACCCGACGCCTCCGTCGGGCAAGACGTATGAGGTGCTCTACGTCCCGCAGCCGCCTGACCTGACCAACGCCGCTGACTCCGACGTTGTAGACATGGTGACGCCGGACGGCGAAAACTTTGTCATTTGGGGCGCGGCCGCGCTCGCGCTCGCCAAAGAGGAGAGCGATCCGTCCTTCGCGGTATCGGAGCGAGAGCGTCTGCGCGTGTCGATCGTCGAGTGGGCTACGCTCCGCTCGCTGCACGAGCCGCGGCGCATCATCGCCCTCGACGATCACGAGGACGAGTATGGGCCGTGGCGACACCGGAGGGACTACTACTGATGTCGGTCGGGCGCGGCAAGCAACTGCATCGCCTGCAGGTCCCCGACGAGACGACGCAGCGCGCGCTCGACCCGATGCGCGACAGGCTCAACGAGATGGGTCGCGAGATCGAAGGGCTCGGCGGACTCCGGGACCAGGTGGATGGCGCGGTGCGGTTTCGTTTGATTCCGAGCATCGACAGCGAGCAAAAGAACGGGGACATCGTGCTCGCCGACGGCGACCTCGTGAAGTTGCAGCACGGCCTCGGCAAGCGGCTCACCGGGTGGATGCTGGTAGATTTGCGCGGGGACGGGACAACCACTGGCGGCGTGGTGCGGCGCGTGCTCAACGACGGCACCAGCGATGCGGACGACGCCCGCGACCTGTGGCTGCAGGCCGATGATTTTACGTCGTCGATCACGGTGCGGGTGTACGTGACCTAATGGCGCTGAGGTATAAGCCGTACTACGTGCCGCTCGCGGCCGGCATCGACACCAAGCACGACCCGCGCTCACTGCCCGCCGGCAAGATGGGCGCGCTCGAAAACGCGATCTTCGATCTGGACGGCGGGATCCAAAAGGCGCCGGGGCGGGACGCCGTGTCCCTTGTGTTCGGCACCGGGGGCATGGGCGAACAGGGCGATCCGGTGGAACTGGACGACCTGGTCGCGCTGCTTGCGTACAAGAACGAGCTGCTCATCGCCGCCGACAACGAGGTGTACAGCCGCGCCCCAAACGCGGGGGTAGCTGACCTTCTCACGGCACAGGAACTGGTCAAGCGGTGCCGGTTCGAGTCGGTGCGCACCGAGCACGAGACCGCGATCCCGAACGTGAAGGGAAGCGGAGCCTTTTCCGATCGCGCCGAAGCCGACGACATCGCGGTGTACGCCTACCAGACGTCGAGCGGTACTGTCGCATACCGCGTGATCGACATGGCCACGGGCGTCGCGCTCAACGAGCAAGGCCAGGACGAGCCGTGGAACGACAACACGATCTCCTCCGCGTTTGCGCCAAAGGTGCGCGCCGTGGGCGGCAAGCTGCACATCTACTACGTCGATCCGGCAGCGTCCCCGCGCACGATCAAGGTACTGGTGATCGATCCTGCCGACGTAAACGGCACGATCACGGCGACGCCACAGTCTCTCACTTCCGCCGACGTCCACTCTGGATCACAATACGATGTAGACGTGGACGTCGCCAATGGGCAATCGATCGTTGCCTACCGCGATGACGACGGCGCCGGGGGCGTGCAGTACTCGATTCTGCGCGTCAATTCGAGCGGCACTGTGTCGGGCTCGGTGGTCGCGAAGTCGCGCGCCTGCGTGGGGGCAATCGCGGTCAGTCACCGCGCAGCGTCGAGCGAGGTACTGATTGCACGGCACTCGGGGACCAACTCGGTTCATCTCGACTGGCTCGGCGACGGCGCCAACTTCACCGACTCGGGCACCGTTGACGAGGCCGTCACCACGCTGCTTACGCCGGTGCGGATCACGTGCGTTATCACCGGCGCCTCGGCCGGGTATGTGTTGTGGGATACGCTGCACTCGACCAGCTACTGGCGGGTCATGCGGGCAACGGCCGCGCCCACGGTAACCGCGACAAAGATACTCGTCCGCCACTCCGAGATCGCCTCGCGCGCGGTCCTCTCCGACGCCGGCCGCGCGCTGATGCACGTGGTCTACGCGAGCGGCGTAGCGCAGGCGCAGTATGTGCTTCTCGACTGCGAGGTAGCGGTCGGCGATGCGGGCCAATCGGCGAGCAGCGGCGACCAACAGCCAGGTGATGAGGTGGGGCTTTTGGCGCGTGTGTTTCCCGGCGCCGCGATGGTGCCCGAGTCCTCCGTCGCGCATTTGCCGCAGATCGAAAACACCGATACCGATCAGTATGCGGCCGCGCTGATAAGCCAGCGTCCCCTATCGACGACGCAGCGACAGCATCTCGGCGTGATGACGACCGAGCGCGACCTGCGCAACGTTTGCTATACGTTTGGCGACGCGCGCAGCTATGACGGCGTCGAGGCCGGGCACACGCTCTACATCCCGGGCGGCTACCTCGCCTGCTACGACGGATCGCGCGTGCGCGAAGTCGGTTTCTGGGTGTATCCCGAGGTGGACGCCGATTCGATGACGTCGGTCAACAACGGCTCGGGGCCGCTCGAGGAAGGGAAGTCCTATAGCTACATCCTAATCTGGGAGCACTACAACGATCGCGGCGAGAAGGAGTATTCGACGTTCGCGGGCGCGATCACTAAGACGGTCACGACCGGTCACGATTCGTTCTCGATCACGCTCCCGACGCTGCCGTACACGACCAAGGAAAAGGTCGTGCTCGCGGCGTACCGCAAGCAGCAGGGCGTCGAAGGCGGCCAGTTCTATCGCGTTTCGGACGCGAGCTCGCAGGGGCCGGGTGGAACCACATATGTCGAGAACGACGTCAACGCTGACACCGTAACGTTTTCCGATCTTGACTACGACGAGACGGACATGCTCTCGAACGAGCTGGCGCCGAGCAACACGGGCGAGCTCGACAACGTACCGCCCGAGGCGCCGCCGCTCGTGATCGCGGCCGGGCAAAGCCGGATCTTCTACGTCCACCCCGAAAACAAGAGTGCGGTCTACTACTCGAAGCTCCGACTCGAGCGCTCGATGGTGGCGTTCAACGAGGCGCTCAACCTCCAGATCCCCGACTCCGGCGGCGACGTCACCGCGATCGCTCCGGGCGAAGACACGGTGATCGTGTTCAAGGAAAACGCGGTCTATCGCGCGAGCGGGCAGGGTCCCGACAACCTAGCCAACGGCGACTACGGTCCGCCGCAGCTCGTCACGACTGATCAGGGATGCACCGAGCCGCGGTCGGTCGTTCGGGTCCCGCAGGGCGTGATCTTCAAGGGCGACAAGGGCTGGCATCTCGTCGATCGCGCGTATCAGGTGCATTTCATCGGCGGCCCGGTCGAGGCGTACAACGATCGCGAGGTCGCCGGCGTTTTGCTCTACCCGGCCGAGCACCGGCTCGTCGTGCTGTGCAACGACACGGATGGGTCGTACGCCTACGACTATCGCCGCAACGAATGGTCGGACTGGCCCATCTTGCCGGACGTCATCGACGGCGTGCAGTCGCAGGGACTCGGCTACTACCTCGAGCCCGACGATGTCGTATCGGTGGAGACGCCCACGGCGTGGGAGGATCTCGCCAGCCTGTCCTATTCGCTCGCGGCCGACACGGGCTGGATCCCGCTGTCCGAATCGCTCAGCGGTTTCGGTCGGTGCCGCTGGGCGCAGCTACTCGGCGAGTGGCGAGGGGATGCGTCGTTTTCGCTGCGGTGCCGGATCGCCTACGACTACGACGAGACGTGGATCGACGACCGCACCTTTACGACGCTGGCATCCGCGGAGACGATCGGCAAGCCGCTCCGCGTGAGGGTGCGTCCGAGTCGGCCGAAGGCGAGCGCGATCCGGTTTCGCTTCGAGGACGTGCAACAGAGCGCGACGCGATGGGGCGAGGGGATGCGGCTCACCGGGCTGACGCTGTCGGTCGGCGTCAAGGAAACGGCGCGCCCGCTGCGCGCGGAGCAAACGAGGTAGGTCATGGCGCTATTCGGACTCGCAGACACGCTCGGCTCAGCACTGCTCGGTGACCCGCGCGCGGGGCAGTATCAGCAGATGCGCGGCCTGTACGGCCAAGAGCTCGGCGACGTGCGCAACCGACTGACTCAGCAGGCGACCGGCGCCGAGTCCGTCTCGGCGATGCAGCTCAAAAACGCGCTCGGCCAGAACATCGCGGCAGAGCAGGCGATGGCCGCGAGCGGGCGCGGAAACCCTGCACTGCAGCAGCGCCAGGCGCAGCAGCGCGTAGGCGATCTGCGCGCCGGCCTCGCTGGACAGCAGGCTGTCGCCGGCTTGATGGAGCGACAGCAGGCGAACCAGCAACTCGGGCAGTTGCTCATGCAGCAGCGGCAGCAGGATCTCGGCACGATGCAACAGCAGGCCGCGCAGCCCACATCCGGCGAGCGGCTGTTGGGACTCGGACAGGGGCTCGCTGGCATGGGGCTACTCTCCGACCGCCGCGCCAAAACCGACATCCGCGCCGGCGCTCGCGACGCGACGTCGCTACTCGACTCGCTCAAGGCGTACTCGTATCGGTATCGCGACGACGCCCACGGCAAGGGTAAGCAGCTCGGCGTGATGGCGCAGGACCTAGAGCGCTCCGCGGCCGGGCGGCAAGCCGTGATCGACACGCCGCACGGCAAGATGGTTGACGGCGCCAAGCTCGCCGGTGCGCTGGCGGCAGCGTCGAGCCAGATGCACGAGCGGCTCAAAAAGCTGGAGGCGAAGTAGCCGCGTGGCCTGGCCCGACTGGATGACGCCGTTTGCCACCCCAGAGGGTCAAGCCCCAGTTGCGCCTGCCGTCCCCGACGCGACCGCGGGCGGATTTCCCCCGCCGGCGTGGGGAGCGGACGGCGGGCCGACCGACGAGCAGATACAGGGGCTGCTTCAGCCGACCGTCTCCGACGAGGCGCAGATCCGCGAGGTGCTCGGCGTGCGCGATCCCGCGAGCGACCCGGCCACAGACCCCGCGGGCGATGTCCCCACTGCCCCGCCGACACCAGACGGCGCACCGGCGCGCACCGGCGCGTTTTCCACGCCCGAGACGTCCACCGCCGTGGAGCGCGACCCCGCGTTTGCAGCGTCCTCAGCGCCCGACTGGTCTGGTCTCACCGCTCCGCCCGCGCCCACCCCCGAGGAGCAGCCGACGATGACGCCCGA